TTTTGAACAAGTATTAAAAGAGAATAATCAAGAATAAACTATGGTCAAAAAGTCTATACCATATGGACAAATTATCCGTATTTTAAGGGTACTATGGTCATATTGACCTATACCTATGGACATATTGACCAACCATAAGACTATATAAGACTATTATAAGACTATATATATACGCAAACCTTACGGTTTGCTTTAACGAGGCTATCGCCTCGCCCAATAAAATGAAAAAATATTATTAATACAATCGCCTTTAATGGTGATTTTTTAAATTATAAAAATATCGAAAGGAATAAAACAAAATGAGAAAGATATATAAAGAACAACTAGATAAGGATACTTTTGTAAAATCTTACGATTCGGTTTCCAATGTTGAAGGATTAAACCTATATGAAATAACTATAATAAATACAATCTTTTCTTTTGAAAGAAATAATCAACCTTGCTACTACTCATATAATGATTGGTCAAAGATATTAAAATGTTCAATAAAGACAATTCAAAGAACAATGAAAAAACTAAAAGATAAAGGGTTAATTGACTGGAAAAGTGGCAACAGTATTAAAAATAAAGCAAATGAATACCAAACAACAGAATTATTATTTAGGGTTTTATTCGACGGTGAGCCTATGCCAGAAATTAAAAAAGATGATACTAAAAAATCAAAACCTAAAAAAGAATCTAAACCAAAAAAGCACAAAGAGCCTTCAGCAAGTACCGAGCCATTACAGGAAAATAAACCAAATAATAATACTAAACCAGTAAAAAAAGAACCAGTAAATAAACCACCAGCAAACGGAGGGAATAAAAAAGATATGAAAAATATAGAACCAAAAGAACCAAAAAACAATAATAAGGCTAATGATCTTTTGCATAAAGATGATTTATTTGATGATACGGACAATTTATTTGATGATTTAAAACCTAATTTCAATAAAGGTACAATATACGATTCAATGGATTTTATGGAATATTTTAATAATAATGATGAATTACCGAGACTTACCCGAGATGATTTCAAAACAACCGAGGGTTGGAATAATTATATTGATACAATTCGTAAATTACAAAGTGAGGGAGTGAAACTATAATGGCAAAAGGAATTAAATCGAGATTACAAGAAATTGTAAGTTCAGAATACAAAGTAATATATATTCTTTGGAAATATTACCCAGAGTATTTTAATAAAGAATTTAAAGACGTTGAGGAACTAGCCGATAATTACAAAATGTTTCCAAAAAGTACGGATAAACAAATGGCGTTGAACTGGGAAATTGATGAAGAGTTTCAAAGAGGGGTTAAGTTTTTACTTGAAGTGTTGCATAATAAAAAAATGATAGAGATTTATAATAAGTTCTATGAACAAAGTAAAAACGGAGATACACAATCGGCAAAGTTCTTCATTGATTTTAGCGAACAATTATTCAACGAAAAACAAAGTCAAATTGAACAACTATTAAGTGGCATTGATATTGATGATGATTAAAGGGGGTGTAAGATATGACGGACAACGAAAAGAAATTAAAAAAGATACTAGAAAACCCCGAACTTTTTATTGAATCGTTTATCAAGATAGTTGATAAAAAAGGAAAATTAGTTCCTTTTAAATTGAACCCGCAACAAAAAGAATTAATAGAAGGGATAATTGAGGACAAATATTCAATAATTTTGAAAAGTCGTCAAATTGGCGTGACTTCTTTGGCGTTAGCCTTATCCCTATATTATGCGGTTACTAAACCTAATACAACGTGCCTTCTTGTTTCATACTCGATGGCGTCCGCAAACGGCATATTTGAAAAGGGAAAACAAATGTTTTACGATATGCCCGAGGCAATTAAACCGAAATTAATAAATAATAATAGACAAGAATTAAAATTCGCTAACAATTCGAGGATAATTATAAGTTCAGTTGGTAACAAAGATATCGCAAGGGGTCTAACGCTTAAATTCGTCCATTTAAGCGAACTGGCATTTTGTAAAGATACCATAGAAAAACAATTATTAAGTATAGAACAAGCATTAATGCCCGGGAGTGCTGGTAAAATAGTAATTGAAAGTACGGCAAACGGTATGAATTATTTTTCGGAGTTGTGGAGTTCAGCCGAAAAACAACAAAATATGTATGAGCCGCATTTTCTTAGTTGGGTTGATGACAAAATAATGTTCAAAGATGAGTACGAGCAATTTTCCAAAAGGTGGATTGACAACAACGGTAAATTGCCAACTTACGAGGAATTATCGGAAACGGAAAAAGAACTTTATAAACAAGGGGCGACTATAAAGCAATTGACATGGAGGCGTTTAAAGATTGCAAATTCAAGCCCCGAGCAATTCGCTCAGGAATTTCCGAGCAACCCGATAGAAGCATTTGTATCAACTGGTTCAAACATATTTGACCCTAGTTTAATACACAAACAAATAAAATATGTCATGAATATTAAATCAATACCAAAACCGAAACTATTACCGAATACAATTTCTAGGTTCTATGGACGTGAATTCCTAATGTGGGAACAGCCAGAACGTGGCAAAAAATATTATTTTGGGGTGGACGTATCCGAAGGAATTGGGCGAGATTCTTCAGTAATTGAGATTTTAGACGAGGACGGTCGACAAGTTGCCGAGTTTGCATCAAATAAAATTAAACCCTATGAGTTCGCAGGTGTAATACATGATTTAGCCATATATTATAATTACGCTTATTTGGTAATTGAAAAAGCGTCAGCGGGTCACACCGTAATTGATAAATTACGCCACGAATATAAGTATAAGAATATGCACAAACACAAAGAGTATGACAGCCGAGGACGTGCAAAAAAGAAGGTCGGTTGGGTGACCAATGGTAAAACTAAAAGTATGATGATTGCCGATTTCGTGGAATTATGGGAAACCAATCAAATATATATACACAGTAAAGACCTTTTAGGTGAGATGAAGTTATTTATAGCCAAAGACAACGGAAAAATTGAGGCACAAGGAAAAACCAATCATGATGATAGGGTCATGGCGTTTGCAATGGCACTTCAAGGAATAAAATCGAATGTTTGGTATAAATAGGGTTTGACACCCTGTTTTTTTGATGGCTAAATAGGGGGTTACACGATTTATAGAAAGATTTAAGAATAATTGCATATATTAGTAATAGTGTAGGGTACTTTAGAATAAAAATCGCTTAAAAATCTCTGAGAATTAAAAATATTATTGTAAAGGGTGATAATTTGCATATAGATAAAATGATAAATAATTATTTTAAAACGTATAGAGAAAACAAAGAAATTTTGAAAAATCGCAAAGGTAGAAAACTAAAGAGAAAACAAGGCAAAAAGAAAAGGAAAAAATCAAAACAATCAAAAGAAAAAGAGTACAACGGAATTGTAAAAACATTTTAGATACTAAAAAAAATAGGAGGGTGAAAATCAAATGGAAAATATATATAAAACAGTTAGTAAAATTGACAAGATAAATGATGACATAAAACACATAAAACAATTATTAAAGAAAATAATAAATGAAAGTGAGGAATAAAATATGAATGAACTATGGTTTGAAGAAGTGGTGGACGAAACGGAGCATATTTCAAGAATTGCAAATGTGTTGAATAATAAACAGTATTTAGACGGTCAACATAAGGTAAAATCAAGGAAAGACTTCGAATTTAAGGGTGAAACATTTCAAACATCAAAGATAGTTTTAAACACTCTTAAAACGGTGATTGAGTTTCATTCGTCTTTATTACTGGGGAAACCCGTTTCAATATCGGGCAACAATCCTGAGTTGATAAAGGCAATGAATGAAATATATAAGGGGAGCGGGTTTAATAAACTTAATTATGAATTAATTGAGTCGCTTTATAAATACGGTGACGCTTTCGAGTATGTTTATAAAGAGAACGGACAAATAAAATCAAAATTAATAGATAGTGCGGACGCATATCCAGTGTACGACACGCAGGGGAATTATGTTTCCTTTGTTGAACATTGGACGGACATTCTAACATCAAGTGAATACTATATAATATATACCCCAGAAACCGTTGAAAAATGGGATAATGAGGGCGGAGTGTTGACGAAAAAAGAGGAATATAAAAACACAAGTGGTTTACCGATTCATTATAGTTTAGGGGATAATGGGAATTATAATTGGTTTGGTAGGTCTATACTAGAGGACTTAAAACCTATACTTGACGAAATAGAAGTGTTGTTGTCTAAGTTAGACGATTCAGTTTATACATTGAGTATGAATCCATTGTTTGTGGTATCGGGTCAAAAGGTAGAAAGTTCTATTGATAGTGGAATGGTTGGAAGTATATTAAACCTCGAGGACGGAGCAACAGCCGATTACAGTTCATCTATGATAGATACACAATCGGTTAAGTTGCTTATTGATAATCTATTGAATCAACTGTGGACTATTGCAGGTGTACCATCAAGCATTATAGGACAATCCAACGTGAGTAATGTTTCGGAAGTATCGTTGGAACTATTATTCCGTCTTGCTATAAATAAGGCGAGAAAAACAGAGCATATTTTAAAAGATGGATTCAGCAAAAGACACGAATATATAATGCAGTATATGGGTATTGATAATGCTAGTGTTGATGTTGTGTTTAATTATGACTTACCTAGTGATACTAAATCTCTTATGGATAATATGAAAACTCAATGGGAAATGAATTCAATATCCAAAGAAACTATCATTGAGAATAGTCCTTATACAAATGATGTAGGGTTAGAGTTAGATAGGATAAAGAAGAATGAAAACAACGATAGTAATGATAATGTTAGTTAGTGATATTGTACTATCTAAGTTGCTTAATATAGTGATAATATAGTGTGTGGTAGTAGTATCAAGGGTTTAGGTGGAATGATTAGTGGAATTGATAAAGTGGTAAACATACTATATATAGTGTAGAACACGAACGATAAACACAAGATATGGGATAATGTACGGGGTAAGTGGTAGGTGTGTTATGTTGTTGTATATTCTGTGTGAGTGAGTAAAGGGAACAAGTGTTGGGATAAATAGGACATATGTCAGGTTTTAACGAATTGATGGTTGATTGATGGGTAATTGAGGTGAGACAAAATCGCTGTTATATAAGGGCTACATATACCCAAATATAGGGGTTTATAGCGATATGAGAGAGATTTAAGAGCATTTGAGACAATTAGAATACTAATACACCATAAATACTTTTATTTTCTCTAAAATGCTTGAAAATACTCAGTTTTAGGAACAAAACTCTTGTTTTGCGACAAAACATTATATTAATTACTAACAATTAGTATATATAATGTATTATTATATCAATATACAGATATAAGGATTGGCTATTTTTCAATACTTGTAGGGATTTCTAAGAAAATGTAGTATTATAGGCATATTATAGGTGTAAATAGTAATTAAAATGCCTTAAAAATGGCTGAGAATGGCTAAAATAGACCCCCTTTCGGTGAAAATAGCCCCTAGTAGACACACTTTTTTTTCACAGCCCAATTTCACACCCTAACACCAATTATCCCTATATCACAAATAAATATTACCCTCAAAAAATGTACCCCCATATTATCACATTATCCCTAAACCCCTTGAAAACCCAATTAATGAACATCATTTTTTTAATAATACAAAAAATGTGATATAATGCTTGTATAGTGTACATAAAATGTAGGTTGTTTATTTGGACTATCTACCAACAGCACACAAAAAATAGGTCGATTAACTGGGGGTTTTTTGGAAAATGGAAAAACACAAAAAAAACCACTCAAAATTCAAAAAGGGGTTGTTAATGTGGAAAATAAAATAAAAAATGATTACACGAATAAAGTCAATGAGTTTTTAAAAATTCAAAATGAAATTTTATCGGAAATTCAAAAGAGAAAAAATAAAACTATTAAAAATGACCTAGAAAATAAATTCAAACAAAATTTCAATGAGTATAAAAATAATATTCAAGATAATAATTTAA